ATTGGTATTATCATGCACCCAAGGTGACTGCTTACGGCACTAAGCACGACTTGGGGATATCAGGACCAATGGAAGATGGTAAGCGTAAGATTATTGCTGAGACCGTCGGACAGGTAGAACCCATTAATAAAATGGTAAACTCTTTAGCCAACGCCATACTCATAACCCAAACCCGAAACGCCCTCCCAGAAATCATCCAAGCATTGAAGCAAGGGGAGAAGATGCGGGAAGCATTGCAATCTATAGAATCAAAAGGTGGATACACATTACTGTCGGATTGCTGCGTGGATAAAACACGTAAACCAGCGTTCGACCACAACGGTGAACAAGTATCGTTTTGTACGCATCGATACGGGGTTTCAAGAGGATATTCTGAGTGTGCTGATGAAGCCCGTCAAACCCTGAGCGAGTGTGAGGAGAAAGAGAAATGAATGATTTTTTAGAAGTAATGGGCACTGTTTTTATCGGCGCAATGATTGCCTTGTTAATCATTCTTGGTATCAACGGAATCATGCTTGAAAAGTCTATGCATCCATCGCAGTTTGTTGACGCACCCTATTGTGAAAAAGGCGCGTGTTGGTCCTGTGTAATGAAAGCTGAGGAGCCCGCAATTAACTCAGCGCCTTAGTGTTGCTTTTTGTAAACCAAGTGCTAAACTTGCGCGTATCAAAGGGGATACTGCAGCATGTTTAAATTCGGCGGAGCATTAGAGCGTTCTAGGTTACAAGGCACAACAACTCCTTCAGGGGACACGTTAACAATCAATTGGCCTTTAGGGGATTCGATCATAGTCGCAAATCACATTGAGAATATTAACCCGTCAAGGTCAGCTTACTTCACGGCGATCGGCGGACAAGGCGGTAACACGGGCGGGTTTAAAGCTTCTTACAATTCCGGTCCAGGCGGTGGAGGCGGTGGTGGAACTTTTTAAGTTTGGACTAAAAGCTTTGTCTCTTCTGGCATAACTACTTGGGTAATTGGCGGATCTCGCGGATCTCATTTTGGGTCAATGTACGCGACTACCGGTGACAATGGAGAAGACGGAGTCTCTAAAATTTATTCAGTGAACGAGTGTTGCGCGGTGAATGAAGAAACTTTTAATACGAATTGGGATTATCGATGCTAAATAGCAATACGAAATTATTAAGCGAGGTCATAATTGACTTAGACGACGAAATGCACTTGTCCGGATTAGTAAATGGCCAGCTGGCATTAATGACCTCGATATCGATCGCTAGTGAAGAGCTTAAAATAATCAGCTTACTAAGCGATCAAGGCACGCATTACGAAGTAGTTTTCTTGGGCGGTATAAACAAACTTACCAAGGCTCAATTTAAAGAGCACTTTTCACTCTATCCTACAGACAAACAAATTTGTAATGACTTAAGTGCGAAATGTGCATACTTGATAAAATACCCAAACGAAGCAGCTACACTACTTGATGCGGTCGAGGAGCACCTTACGCATCTAACCGTAGAATATAGCCTAGAAGACGTCGATATAAAGGGCAGAGTATACTAAGATGCTTTCCGGATTCTTGATCGGTTACATTACCTGCTTATGCGCGACCAAACTTGTTTGCGTGGATTACATAAGCGCTTGTTTAATTGAAACGCGACAACCAAACTACACTTACTCAGACATAAAGGATTGTAAAAATGAATATGTTACAACAAGTCGAAAACACTCACCAAGACACACTTTATAGTATCGACAAGGACACTACGATTAAAGACGCACTTTTGGTCGCTGCTCGGGATTTAGAAAACCGTTTTAACGAAGGCGGCTCTAGGGAGTCTCTCGAGCCCGGAATTAGAGTCGTAAACATCGCTGCGAGCATGCTTAATGAGGGCTTTCCTCCTTACGAAGGTTTTGCTGAGGCTACGCTTAAGAGCTTACAAAATAATCTAGACGTATAAATTACTTGTTAAATAAGCGAGTAAGTTCGATCGCTCGAATGCCTACTTGCGTAGCCCACTTAGAGTCCAGTGCCTCAACCGATGCCAGTTCCCAATTGTCTAGTTCAATTGCGCGGATCATCTTTTTGAATTTTAAAAACTTGGTTTTGCCCAAGTTAAATATCATAGATGTAAGCGCGTCTTGTTGCCCGATCGTATAAAGGTCAAAGCTGGGAAATATTTCTTTTATTTCTTTAACCGATGCATTTATATCATTAGCCAGTAAAATATAAGCTTCGCCCTCACTTATGCCGTTGTCGTCTAGGTTCCTACCTACGCCAATCGTAAGCTTGCCCACTGTGTCCTTGTAGGGCTTCAAGCGCATGCCTTCGTGCTTGATTAAGATGTCCATAAGTCGCGTTTCAATGCTCATCGCTCCTCACAATCCTTTAAGCGGTTTCGCATTTCAGTAAGATCAGTTTGCATGCGCTCGAACTCTTCGATTAGAAATACCACGCATTTACCCTTTTGAAATTCATCGGGCTCGCATATACGAATCGGTAAGTCTTCCGAGCTTTTTGGGCCGAGCAGTTTTCCAGCCGAATAGTCATCTAGTTCAATCCCATAGTATTTATATGGAAAATTCGCACAGGCAACCAAGGTGAAGGCGATTAAAGTTGAGCAAATTAATAACCTTTTGCTCCCAATGATACAATGAACTAATCCAAGGACGGAACTTCTAAGTCGGGAGCGCATGGAAGCGCCTTCGCATTTCTTGTTCTTTACCATTTCGGCCTCCCTGACTTTTTAAACTTATCAGTGTTCTTGCGGTCACGCCTTCTTGAACTACTCAAGCGTTCACTTGCGGTTCTAGTAAACCACTTGTCTAGAATCGGCAGTCCGGCGAAGAAATTGTTTATTATTGAAAATATAGAAGAAAGCATAAAATACTCCTAACTGCGCTCGGGGAAGAGCAGCGACTAACCACCCTTCCCCTCGTTTAGCGACAATATTCCACTTACGCGGAAAGCTTTACTTTGCCCTTGGTAATAAAGCGGAGAGCTACAGAAAGACCGCCCCAAATCATAGCGAATACTTGCGGGCTCTCAATGATTTGCTCGCGAATCGCCGGTATCGCAGGTGCAAGAGCGGTTAAAATTCCAAACCAAAATGTTTTAGATTTAAATACTAGTTTATCCATTGTTTTTACTCCTTGTTAAATTTAGCTCGTTGTAGTGAGTCGCGCACTAAACGAAGCTCGTTCCCTAATTCAACGACTTCTGTCTTCAGGCTCTCCTGAAACTTTTTACTTAAAAATCCAATGCGGGTTAGATTATTGATGCGCACTTGCTGAGCGTCAAGCTCTTTAAGTGCTTTACTCAACTTTTCCCTTACACTTTCAGAATCAATCGTTATATCGGCTAAGTCGCTTTTGATCATCGCGATTAGACTATGGAATTTACCTAGTTCGGTGTTTACTTCTTTTTGATGCTCTAGGTTAGAGGTCTTTTGCGCAATGTATTGAGTCTGTAATTTATGCAGCAACGTATCAATCGAGTCGGTAAGAGCGCAGATTTTTGTATCTGTGTTTGAAATATAACGCTTAATAAACCACAAAACCGCAGCAAGCAATAAGCCGGAAATCGCTAAGTCTGCTAGGTTGTTTACCATCGCGTCTCCTAGCTGTGAGTGATTGTGATTCCGTACTTGGTTCCGAAATAATTTTCGACCGCTTGTCGATCTTCGGCTGATGGGTCGGCGTTGAATACCAAAAGATCGGTAATTGTTCCGTCGAATCGCTGGCCCAAGTCGCCAGTAAAAACATTGATTGCATTTAAAGGGTAAGCTATCGGTCCGCCTTGTGCGGTCGTGTCCCCGGTCATTTGATCATTAGGAACCGCCGTCACAGCGGGGCCTGAAGTCTTACTACCCGTTGCTGCAAATTGCGGCTCACTTGCTGGAGTCGAACTTAAATTCAACGAATTAACCTTATCGGTCCAATCGTCGATGTTGTTCCCGGCCCCGAGTGTAATACCCTCGTTTGCATCCCACCAATGAATAAGCGAACTTACATCAGTAGGAGAAAACGCGCTCCCCCCGCCACTACCGGATTTCATTATTCCAACGCCGCATCCAAGCGACTGCTTTACTTGCGTACAGTGGCCTCGGTTAATTGGGCTCATTCCTGACTCCTATACTCGCGCTCTAGCTCTTGAGCGGCCTCTCCCGCACCAATTGCCTGCATTGGCACATAAGGGGTCTCGGTTTTGTATTTGCCGCTTGATCTAAGATTCCGCTCTGCGACTGCGCGATCAAATGGTTCTTTTCTACGCTTTGCAACGTCTTCTAATCTATCTAGCTTGCGAATCAAGTCTTGGTTTTTTTGCGGAGAAAGCATTCGTTTTGCATTGTCTACTTTGATGCGAAATGCTTCGATTACTTTATAAAGCTTCGCACCTTGCTTCTTAACCATTCCAGGGTGCTTTTTAGTAACCTCCAACAAACCGTCTTTTGTTAAATACTCCAAAATGTCGTTATTACCACCAAAGCTATTCCAAAGAATCCTGCCCATCATAGACGGCTGATGATAGTTGAATAAAATTACCGTACTTAAATCTTGAACTACCTGAGCGTCTTTCGTGGATTTCATCGGATTAAGATGCATTATTTTATCTGTTTGCTTGGCGATAAAGCGCAAACTGCCTTGCTGGCGTTTTGTCATCAATGCATCAAGCGCGTTTTCGGAAAGCTTGTCGAGTTCTTTTAAAATCCCAGCCGAGCCGATCACGCCGGTCGTAGGATTGACTGATTTTGCGTATAAGTTATCCATCCAAGCAGCGCGTACTACGTCAAACTCCTCTGAACCTTCGCCCAGTAAATTACGCAACTCAGCAATAAGCTCGCCCTTCTTTTTTCCTTTTCCCTCGGAAATAATGGCCTCGACAAAGTTTTCAGCTGAATCTTTTTGCTTAAATATGTCTTTGAACCTAAGAAGCCCGTCAGCCTTTTGCGCATACTCTGCTTTTGCATTCCCGAGAAACGCAATCATTGATTTATCGTCTTTGTATACCTGTTCAAATATCGCAGTTTCGTCTGCAGAAAGCGCTTGAGAAAGTCGGGCGCTTAAAGCTTGGCCTTCCGAAGGCATTTTAATTTCTTGCCCCGTGCGCTTTGAAAATACTCCGCCCTTTTTCCAAGCACTATATTTATCATGCAGCTTGGTAGTACTGAATCCGCCTTTTTGGCCAATCTCTGCCATGTCGTCGATTAGTTTTTCTGCGAAAGCCGAAGCAGCATTACCATCGCCTAATACTTCTGCGTCCTCGATACGGTCTAGGATTTGCTTCTTTAATGCTTGCTGGGATTTAATAGCGTCCTTGTTTGTTACCTTAGAAGTAAGCAATGACATCTCGCTTTGCGTAATTCCCATGCGCTTCATTAAAATATCTTGAGCCACTTCGGTATAACCCTCAACGGCTACTGATTGCCCAGCGGTTTTCATTGAAAGCTCGCTTCTAGCAAAATCTAAATTGTTACTGAGCTTCTGACTTAAACCGTCAATTGCGTTATACGCGTAATCGCCTGCAGCATTCTTTGCTCGTCTCACTCCGCGAATCATTTCCGTGTTAAATTCTTCAAAGCTTTGTCTAATCGCAGCTGCTTTTCCGATTAAGCTTGTCGGCGAGGCTTCGGCAACTCGCTTAATGTGCGAAGCGAGCTTGCCTAGTCCTTTAGAAGCAGCCGCGCCTAAGCCCATCGAAACCATATTGATTCCCGTGTCTAAAGCAAACCGATCATACTGAGAAGCGTCTTCAAAGCGCTCGCCTAGAGCCATCAATATTTCTGTACGCGCAGCTTCGCCCGCCAACGCGGAAGCAGGCGCTCCGACAATAGCTCCCGCAAGACCGCCCAGGCCCGCACCGACTGCAGAAGTAATAGGCCCGCCCATCATAGCGCCCGCTGTGGCTCCCGCCTTCGTACCGCCAGCAATAAAAGTCGCCTCGGTAGCAAGTGCCGCCGATGCTTCTACAAACAAATCTGCATTATCGGCGAAAACGTCGGCCATGAACTCGACCATGCCGCCTTCAGCACCTTCTAGGGGATGAAACTTTCTAGATCCCTTTTTGCGAAAAAACAAGTCTCCGTCATTTTTAACAACGACGTCAAAGTCCTTACCCATCATGTTTTGAAAAAGTCTTTGTTTTTGTTCCGGAGGACCAGCAAATGAAACCGCTGTACGAAGCGCCCACTCGCGCACTTTATCTATTGGTCGCTCAGGCTGCGGCGGTTGATATTCCGGATCAAGTCTTTGTTGCTCAGCTTCGTGGTCTAGATGCATTCGCGCTGCTTCGTCAACATAGTCTTCAGACGTAGCGTCTTCGTCGTCTTCATTTAATCCCGCAGCATCCATTAAAAGCGCTTGGGACTCCGGATCGCTGAAGTCATCAGCTGCGGAATCCTCATCTACTTCGGGAGAATTTAAATACTCTTGCTGAGAGTCCAACGTTACTTCCGCTTCAGCGCGGTCTGCTAGCGCATCAGAGCCCGCAGCTACCGAAGCTTCCGCTTCTTCGTCCCGAGCTTCAGAGGGATTCTTTCCCGGTAAATCACTTGGTTGTGCCACTTGATTTCTTCCTTTGGTTCTTAGCTACCTGTTCGCGATCTTGCTTTATTTGCTTGATTCTACTCGAGACCATTGTCCTAGCTGCCTCTTCTGACATTCCTTTAGCGACTGCTTTTTGAATCAATGTTTCTATAGAATTTAATTTCGGAGGAACTTCAATACCTAGCCCCTGAGCAATCTTGACCGCACTAATTCCCCTGGCTGCGGCCATGTCAAAGATGCCGCGAGTGAATTTTACGTGATTCCGATCAGCAGATACTTTAAGCGCTCTTGCGGCTGCTACGAGTTTTGCTCGTTGCTTAGAATCGAGCGCCACACCACCCTTTGTAATCTGCGCAAGCCATTTGTTTCCGATATTGAAAATGGGACTCGTTCCGCCTTGGGCGGTTTTAAACTCGGACTCTCGAACAACCGAGTTCGGGTCAAGCATTTTCATATAGTTAAAGACCAACGCAATGTCGCTGAATGCATTTTGCGATAAATTACCGATCTTGACACCACCTTGATCGAGCGCAGTAATCATCCCCGGATCAAGGGATCTATCAATCGCGTCTTTAGCTTTGACTGCCGTTAAAGTGCCGTCAGGATTTCGTTGTAAATATTTTCCGTCTTTTGTGACTTCGATACCCTCTTTTAGATTTTGCCCCGAAGCGCGAATACGATTAAAGGATTCATTGATTAATGAATACCTCTTTGATCGATCGTCTTTATTTGCGATCTCGAACATTTCTTTAAGCTGCTTATCTTCGCGCTCAGCAAACTTGTCCTTGCCAGTGCTTGCTGAAGCTGCTTCATCAGCCGTTCGCTTCGCTTCATTTTCTTGTTGTAAAGCGACTTGCTTTGCTGAGTTTTCGAAAAACGTTGCGGGATCAGCCATCCATTGAGCGGCAGTATCAGCGGAAGCTGCAAACGCTTCCGGATCATCAATGCCTAGAGTAGACGCGATTGCTTGAGACATTGTAACTTTATGCTCGTCTTCGCCCATCAGCTCGAACAATTCAGGATGCACAGCAAAACCTACCTCGTCCGCCCAAGTCTTCGCATCATTGACTAAAAAATTGCGCATTCGCCCTTTAGGCGCACCTACGATTCTTTGTGACTTATTAAGAAATTGCGTAAATTTCGCATTCTTTACTTGCATCTTTTTCTCTACAAGTTCTTCTTTTTTACGCTCGATATCTACAGCACGCTTTTGCATGTCTTGTGCCTCAGTAAGCTTTGCTTGCTCATGAGTTTCAGCGCTTTGGGACATTTGTTGTTCCGAGGCGGCGACGCTTGTTCCGCTTGCATAGCCCTTTACAAATTCAGACATTATTTTGTTCCCTCATGTTCATAATTTGCTTTGCTTGCGCAGTTTGTAAATCAAAATGCTTAATTGCTTCGCCTGCAGCTTTGTTGCCTCTGAACCCCTCGCCGAACGTAGAACGCAAGGACTCCATTAATCTTACTCGACCTACTTCGCCTGGAATTAGCTTAGGCATTTTCTCGCCAAGCAATTGTTCGATCGGTTCAAAATCCATTGCTTCCATTAAGCTATCGTTTTCGCTTTTAAGTTGCGCATCGCCTTGTGGAGCATCTAAAGAGCTTGTAAATAAACCAGTCATTATGTCCCCGTACCTATAAAACTACCGTATCCATAATCTCTTGGGCTCTTTGCATTACCGACTGAGATTGAATCCTCGCCCTTCTCGAATGCATCCGCACCACCTTTAAAACTATTCGCTCCTTTACCGGCTGCAAATCCTGCAATGCCCGCCATGTCACCGAAGCCGCTAGAAACCGCTCCCCATACTCCGCCTGCCGCGTCTGTAACTTGATTACCGGCCGAGATTCGATTCTGCGAGCTACCTTGAAACGCGCTTAACTCTCGTTGCTTTGCAGTTTGAAAGTTAGCTACTGTAGTTTCTCTCGCCCGCTGGCCCAAATTCATCGCAGCTTGTTCTGATTGCTGAGCTTGCCCGCGTGCAGCGGATGCTACGCCTAGAAGTTGCAATGTTGCGCTTTCTTGCGTCTTTGCCATGAAATCGTCTGTTTCCAAGTCAAACCTCGTAAGTGCTTCAATTCCTGCACTCGAGCTTTCATAACCAGGCCCAAGCTGACGACTCAAGGTCTCTTCCATGCTTCCGCGTTGGCGCTCTCGTTGACGCCGGATAGGCCCGAGCATTGCCGACTCCTTGCCCTTGAGCATTTGAAGTGCTTGCTTTCCCGCTTCCATGAATGCCGGATCTACTGCCTCGATAAGTTTCTGCTCTCGTTGAATCACGCGATCAGTTTCTTTAAGCGTGTTTTCGTATTGGTTAAGCTCATTCGGGCTCATGGCCGCCAAGCGCATTGCTTCTTTTTGCTGCTTTGCTGAAAGCGCCGCGTTTTCTTTAGCCGCCCTTGATTTTTTACCTGCAGCTATACCGCCCGCGATCGCTTTACCCGCCGTTGCTGCAATGCCCGCCGTTACAAACCCCATTACATTACCCTCACTAAATGCGTCATTCCTGTATCGGCTTCCGCGAAACCGTGCTCTTTAAATCGCTTAATCAAACCACTCAATGATTTACCTTCGAAAAACGAAAATACATGCGTCTTTGAATGCACTTCTGCGAGCAAACAAAGATTATCAATCAACAAGTCAAGTGCCTTTGCACGTTCAGAACGTTCTATCTCAGGACTAGCTACAATCCATTCTGCAATCGCTACCTTGGAATTGGTTAAATACAAAAAACCCGTCGCAACGGGCTCGCCTGAATCACTTTCAACCATAATGCCTTCGTCAGGTAAAATGGCTTGCGGCACAATAGGCCAACTCCATTTATCCCACCATCCCGAAATGGTTTCGTAATCTGCTTTAAGGTCTATCTCTCTTACTTGCATTACATCGCTCTCATATACATTCGAATTGCAACGTTGGTCGATCGTGTCTCGTCTGAGGTTCTAGGCGTTCCGTGCGAGCCATCTGTGTATGGATGCCGAATTTGGAGATTACTTGTCCCGCCTGAAGCTGCAGTACCGCTCGTTCCGCCGGTCGATTTCACATTAGGAAAGTAATCAATATCAACTCCGCTAGTGCTTTCGAGTTGCCTGTGAAAGTGTCCTTGCATTGCATCTAGCTGAATCGTACCGATATTATCGCCGGTAGCTCCGCCGGTAGCGTCTGCGGTTCTACTTCCCGCATCCGGATCTTTTCCCGTACCATCGTTTTGGCCGCGTAAAAACTGCCCGCGAGTATCAGGCAGATTAAACGTAGTCGAGTCATCGCCCTCACCGGAGTTCTCACCGAGCTTACTAAAGATATGATAAAAGGTAGTTCGCAAAACCGTGCTGCCATCTAAATAAAGATAATTAACTGGTACGCTCGTTCTAAACGATTCACTTACATCGGTTGCTTTATCCGGATCGACATCGTCCAAGTAGTTCACTACCTCAGCGGCAGCTAAATCACTCGAGCTGTCATTCGTAACCGCTGCAATACAGCGCCATAAATTATACGGATGATAAAAGCCCAGCATATCCTCGCGTCGATCATAAGGAGCAATGTCCGAGATCACTGTATCGCCGGTAAGCGTAAGGTATAAATAATAAGCAGTACTTGATGATTCTGAGACTCCCGCTTCCCTATCCGCAGTCATGTCCCAGGTAAGAAACGATTCCCGGTAAGTAAACAACGAACCGTTTACGCCTACTTCGTAATTTTGTCCCTTAGTCCTTATTGTAGTCGCGCCAGTAACTAACACTTCCATTCGATTGTTCGGTAAGTGAGTTTTAAAGAACTCATTCGCTCGAGCGCCTACGGTATTCGTATCGTCTTGTACGGTTAAACCGATTAGAATCGCATTCGCTGCACTGAAGCTTGCGCCGGTATATTTCTTCCAAACTCCATTTACTGTATCGAACCAAAAATCTCCTACAGAAGAGCCTGTAGGCTCCGCCGCTTGTGTCTTGGGTTGATTAGTAGTTACCTCGATGGTTCCGAGAGTATTAATAAAGATCCAAGTTAGACGCATTAAAGTAATTACGTCATTATCAGTAGTTACAATTCTCGGAATAGGAGCATCGCTCTCGTTGAAAAAGTACCCGCGCTTTACATTGCGAATCAAACTTAAAGATGAATCGTATTCACCAATAAAGTAATCATCTGCCGCCGAGCCATTGGTAAGCTTAAAGCCCGACATAAGTCCGGTACGCGCTATAATCTCACTACCTACGTTATCTACGTTTAAATTATACCCGCCTTCACCTGCAAGCGCAGTTACGTCCTCATCCGCAAGCTCGGGATCATTAAGCAAACAAGTGTTATTAGTTGAAGGCGCAGTAGACAACCCGTCTAATGTAACATCGGCACTCAACGAGTATTGCGTAGCATCGATGAAATAAACGAAATCTGTACCTACCGCTTTAAGCGTAACGCCGTTATCATTTCCGTCAGGAACCAAGAAAGCGGGTTGCCCACTTGCTGCGCTTAAGATCCTACCCGATACAAGCCGATTGTTCGGTAAAGCAGTCGAGGTCTCAAGCTCTTCGATACTAGAAGCCGGAGACTGATACCAATGCGCTTTTCCGGTAACTTCCTTTAATATAAAACGAATGCGCTCTAGCTCTTCAGAAAGCGAAGTCGCAAGCGACTCGGTTCCTATTTCGCCCGGATCAGCGTCCGATTGCATTTGTGAAACATTTGCCGAGTAGTCATCGATCCATTGCGGACCGAACTTGTCGAGAATATTTTGAATCTCCGCATTGAGATCGCTTGCTGTTAGCGTTTCAGCAATCCATGTTTTGATTCTTGCAAAGAGTGCTCCGGCCATTTCCCTTAACTCGCTTTCTTACCTGACTTAACGGCTTTTTGGTCCTCGTTTCCGACTCGAAAATAAACCTTTATATCTGTTATTATAGCATTTTCATTTTGCCCGCTAGCAGAGAATCTTAGGCTAATTGACGCGCCTGAACCGTGAAGTTTGAAACGTACAAAGCGCGGTGCGCCAGCATCCAACCGATCTACGTCGAGATCGAAATCATCCAATAAAGGCGACTTATCGACCACGAAATCCCTAGAGCGCTTATAAATTCCATCTACCCAATACTCGCAAGCAATCGTAAAGTCGCCTTGAGGCAAATAAGCGATCTCTACAAAGTCAAAATGCTTATTCATGCCATCGAGCGCGGGATTCACATGCGCGCCCGTAAGGTGCGGAGTTTGAAAGCGCATCGTATAGGCGTCATTAAACGTGTTTACTTTTGGCTCGGTCACAGTCGTCCACGTAGCGGGGTCACTGTTTACCGTGTAAATCGTAGTAGTATTATCAGCTATCTCTGCGATTTTCGTATAATCGTCATCGGTTGATTTCTTGCCATAGATAACGCGCTTCGTCGCAGTGCCCGTCAAATCCACATATACGTTTGTAAGTTCAATCTTGCCATTCGTAGCATTGTCCGAAACAATGATCTCTTCCGTTACGCCACTCCAAAGTGACTCATTTGAACTCGCATCCATAAACGAGTACCGAAATCGATAAGTCGCATTGTCTAAACTACCCGCACCGGAACCTAAAACACCATCGCATACTACCGGATTATGCACCCTACCTACTTCTCGATCCTCGCAATCAAGCTCGTATATATACCCGTCTTCAGCACCATAAAAGGGCTTCTCGAATCCTCGAGGGGTAGTTAAAAGCGCAAAGCAATTGACTTGGTCTTTATTAATAAGTGTCAGGTTCGGAGATTGCTGCGTGAAATCCATCTTCCAAATGCCCGTATTTTGATTCGAGTTCGCAGGCCGGTAAGCAGTATAGAGAAATTGCTTCTTAGAGTGATACATCATTCGGCGCATTTCAATATCGGTGTTTGAAGTTTGCTGCTCGATATAACGTTTTACCTTTAAAATGTTAAATGTATCGCCCAGATCAATGTCCCCGAAGCGATCAACCGCTTGAAGCGATGTAAGCGTTCCCGTGTCGTTTGCAATGATCAAATCATTAAGTACTTCTGCAGCTGCTTCGTGCGCAGCAATTCCAAACTCCTCTGAGATCCGAGTAAAATACCAAGCCGACGTAGACGCACTTGTATCGATAAGTTGATAAACCCCACCGCCGAGCTTGAATGCAAAAAGACTCTTTCTAAATACAAACGACGAAACCAACTTGTCGCCTTCGCCAGGATAAACCGGATATTGCGCAGAGCCGGCGCCGATAAAGTCCTCGTGATCTTCTACAGTAGAAATATAAGACCTGTGATCGAGAAACACAATTAAACGGCCTTGATGTACCGAGCCAAAATTAGGAAACTTGGTCTTGGACGAATTAAAGTCTGCGCTCGGAGTATTAAGAGTCCGGTAAGTTGTTCCCGTTCCGGTGATTACTTGAATTTGTTGATTTCCGGAAAATATAAAAAGCTTCTTTTCATTACCAATCTCCTCGTCTCCGCCTTCCACGAAAAAAATATTATTCCCGGTAATGACAAGCGGACTTGGATCGAGAATACCTGCGGCTGTAATCTGCACCGGCGATTCCCAATTAGAAAATCTCCACACTTTACCGTCGCGAGTAATTGCATATACATAGCTTTGTGCCTCTGTAGGTCGCCACTCGCGACAAGCAACTACGCCTGCATTTAGAGGTGATCGATTCCAACGCCTTGAGCCCGCTTCTTTTTGCAACGTCCCGTCAGCGACAATAACATTGCACGCCTCGAGTAAATACGTATCAGGAATATCGCTCGGAGGAAGGTCAGTCATTAAGCCGCCTCGTCCGATCCGAATTGGCATCTTTTGACCTTGGTAACGCATTAGTTTAACTCGTCTACAAAAATCGGTCGATTGGATCGAGTTGCATATCCGTCATCTCGGCGCGTAATTAACCGGCCTCGATTTTTAGATTTAACCCGTTGGCTTCTACGGGCTTCATTAATCATAGCCTGCAATTGCGCTTGAGCGATCTTTAGATGCTCCGCCGATCGCGGGTCACTTTTATCAAGCATCATAAAATAGGTCGCATAAGCCGGTAAAAGGTCTCTGTATCCCATGGGTACGCGAGGAATGCTCGCAATCGTATGCGTTCCGGAACCACTTGAATTAGTAAGCGTTTCTACGCTTCCGCCATAAGTAAGTGAGAGCGAGATACTGTCCTTGGATACGCGAATTACATAATACGTAGTATCCAATGCAATCCCGGTCGGTAACGTTCCGATACTTGTCAATCTGACTCGATGATTGGTTTGCATGCCATGCTCAGGAAGCGTAATTTGGTTACTCGTAACCACCGAGCTTAAAAACTCATCCACAATAAGTTCTTCGGGTCGAGGAATATAAGGAACCTCTACTCGAATCTTACTAAAGATCGGAACGCGATTAAACTTAAGAGTCAAAATATCATCTTCGTTTCGAGTAATGGTAAAGCGTGTCGGCGTACCGCCTACAATTTGCTTCAACGTATATTCTCGATCAAACGAACTTTCAGAAGTAAAAGTAATTTGTCCAAAATTGTCTTCGTCTATTTGACGCTTTTGCACCTTCAACGGACCGAAAATACGAGCTACGTCAGTCTCCAAAGTATATTCATACTTGAGCAACTTAAAACCTATAGCGCCATCGGTATCTTCTAAGTAAATCTGATCCAACGTTAGACTCGTGCTCCCAGCTGTATGCGCTGCGATCTTATAAACAGTATCTCTGCCGGTTAGTTTAATATACCAACCGTCAGCAAACGAGCCCAGCCCCGCTGCAGGACTGACCGAAAGCGTTACGCTTGCATTTTCGTTTGTAACCGAGATCGTTCCGGTATCATAAACCGGCTCCAAAGCGAGTAAGATATTGCTTCTAGCCTTCAACCAATCAAACGGTTCTGAGAAAGCAATATTAAGCTCGGTCCCGCCATAATGTAATTTCTTATATATGGTATTCAAAAGCTCAAGGTCTTTGATGCCGTTTTCTTCGTCCGATAAAATATCATAATCCGAAGTGCCATCAATAAGCTCGCCACTAAGCTTAAGCGCGTAATTTTTTAAATCGTCTGCAGAAATCAAGTTATTCGACATCAAGCTTCCTAAAAAGGGAGTAATCAGGAACAAACTTCAAAAAGACCTGACTACTCCCATAGATGCACCCTCTAGGAGAGTTAAATCTTTTGCTCTTTCACCTGAGCAGTAAACGAACTCGCGGACGTCTTAGCTTGCATGCTTTGCAACAACTTTTTAGCGTCGTCAGCATTTTTAGGTGCTGGCTCGGAAGCTACCTTTTCTACTGGCACTTCAACCGCTTTCGGAGCGTCGCTAACAGGCTTCGCTTCCTCAGTGGCCTCTCCGGGCATTGAGCGTAATTTGAGTTTCTTGTCCGCAAGCCTCGCTTCAATTTCGTCAAGCTCAGCTTTCCGTTCAACCATTTGTTGATTAATCGTTTTTGGTGTTTCAACTATTGGGAACATTTCACGCAGGTTAGCTGCTTTTTCTTCGTTAATCGGCTCACCGCGATAGGTACACCAATTACCAGAGCCCTTTGGAAGCTCGTAAAAGTCGGATCTCCCCTCGCAATGCATGCGATAAGGACTATTTTTTAAAACGTTTCCTTTTTTATCTCTCTTATGGGGAAAAAAGTGCTCAGGAAGTTTCCTGTCTATTGACGCTGCTGACATAATAAGTCTCCTTTATAAAAGCTAACTTACCAGCCAATTACCTCAACTTCAAGAGTCTGAGCTGCGATTGCTACCGTAGAGGCTTGGATCGCTGCGCCATCAGCTCCCGCGTCATAATCGTAATGCATAATTACAAGCTTATTTGCGGATTGATCGTACTGAAATTTGTAACCGCTAACGCCCTGATCTACAGGAGTCATACTAATTACTTCATTAGGGCAACCAAGCAGCGACTTATCTAGTGGAACTCCGCCAGCGGGAACGGTAAGCGCTCCATCGCCGAAAACAAGTTGTACAATGTTACTAGTATAACCGTCATTAGTCTTTCTAGATCGAAGAACGGTGTGCGTTACGTTTGAAGCTACTAAATCAGCCATTGTCTACGCCTTTCGCTTGCCCGCATTTTTAAACTTAACGCGAGAAGCAGTTGCTTTCATTTTAGGCATGGCCATAAGCGGGCAGGGTTTTATGAGCGGCTTAGTGCCCATCGACTTACTGCCTATTTTCCCCATGCCTAATTTTCTACCTAATTTAGAACCGGCCACTTAATTAGCTCCCTGAGCCATCAACATAACCAGTTACGCCGGCCTTGTTTGTATCGATCTCTTCGAAAACTGCAAACCAGTGTCCGATTCCAGTAGGAGTTCCCGAGCCAACGACCCAAGAAATTTCTAATGAATCTCCCTCCTCAAAATTAACATGAGTAGAGAGGTCATAAATGATGGGTGCTCCAATTCCGGTTCCACTTGGGCAAGTCAAAGTAGCTGCTACGGCTTCGCCGGTAGCGCTCCCAGGGGTAGGTCGCTTTGTAAAGATCACTGTCGGCGCAACCGAAGTTCCGCTTACTGCCTCAGCGACAGGAACGAAACCTACTCGAGCTAACCGACAACCCTTTACACAAAGCATCTCACCGTGGTTTCCGGAAGACGCTCCAATATCAAGAGCCTCCAAAACCGTGATTGCCCCTGCAGCAAGCCCAGCTACAGGTGTGAAAAATTCCAAGTGTGTACCTTTTCTAACGTAAGACATCAATAGCTCCTTATTAAGAAGAGGTTACGTGGATTCCGCGTGCTTCCCCAGCATTCGCAGTATCCCAAACCAATAAAAAATCTAAAATTCCATACCAAGCCGCACCATGGTTACGTCCATAGTCCTGCCCCTTATTAATCTGAATCCGAATTTCCGGATCTTCCGCAACCGCCATGGTTACAAAGTCTTCACCGAAAAGGACCGCTTCACCCGTATTTGAGTTTGTACCCAAGTTCTTGGTAAGTGCGCTCGTGTTATTGGATTCAATGATTCGACACTGCTCGATGCGTCCAAGCTCAGAATTAGCTTTCTTCTCAGGAGAGTTGTATTTCTCCCAGGACTCGAATCTCGGATCGTCTTTCAATCCGCGACAAGCTTGAGTTGAACATGCAAGAACATAATCGCCATTATCATAATAAGCAGGAATCAAAAGAGTATCTACCGCGTAGTCTCTCATGCGCTCAACATGGTAATAGTTAAGGTTAACCGTTGAAGAGGTTGAAGCCGTTCCGTCAGTATCGAAAGTCAATGAAGCGGCTCCGGTAGGAATCGCCTTAACTTTAACACTTGAAGAAGTCATTGCTTCGGAAGATGCGCCGTCCATAACCAAAGCAAGCTGATTCTTAAGCTGTCTTTGAATTTTGTTTTGCGGATCAAACTTAGCAAAAGTCTTATTCATGTTAGTGAATGTGACTGAGCGTCCCCACTCGACCATAGTTACTGAAGTGGTCGATACTGAAATCGAATCTTCAGGAATTCGTTGGTCCTCAGCAAGCTTCGCATCCGCTGTAGATGGAACATCAATATTAGAAACGCGAGTAACAGTGACACTTTCACCGACTTGCTTTCCGGAACCATCCTCTAGATCAACGAACGGCATAAAGATGGTCTTTGCAATAGCTGCTTCTCTAAGCTCCATCGACATTTGGTGTGATTTAAAGACGCCGTCCGGGGCGTCATATGTCCAAGTATAAGACATTATGTAGTCCTCCCTTTAGTAATAAAAACCAGTAAGTCATTCACAAGCCTAATTTGAAAGCGCTAAAGTGCTTTATTAGCTTTGACCTGTTCAATGAAGCTTCTTTTCCCCGGTTTCTTTACCTGTCGCGGCGTCGGATTACCCGAACTAGAAACTACAGTTACTTCTGAAGATGCCTCTGTATCAACTTCTTCGTATTGTTCACTTCGTATAGAAGATACCAAACCTTTAGATTTATCTGCAACTTTTTTAAGTGCATCATTCCAATTGAATGTCGAAGGGTTAGCGCGATACGTGTTTGCAACTTCATTTTTTACCAAATCAACGAGGTTCTTATGCGCTTTAAGTTCCGGATTCTTTTGGTAAAAACCGTTCCATTGATCATCAGCATGTTTCCGCTCGGCCTTAACAGTCTCGAGCTTGTCCATTACTTTTTGCGCCGTATCATCTACTAACCTTTTTGGGTCAGTAATTAAGGTTTGCAAATAATCGCGCTCTTCTTTTGTAAACGCCGAACTCTCTTGATCAACGACATCTTGAGCAATACCGCCAAGCTCGTCGTCCTCAGTGAAACCGTTCATTGGTTGCGAGGCCGCAGGCTCGGTGGTTACATCGTCGTCCGAGGTAGTTTGCTGACTGGGGGGGTTGGTGCCCGCTTGTTCCTCCGAGGTTGGATTGGAGTCCCCGGCTTCGCCGGAGGGGGAGTTGGTGGTGGGAGGAGGATCGAGGTCCGAATCCAATTCGGAGTTTAATTCCGCGAGAGTTGCTTCGATCGCGACTTCTGCCGGATCACGCGGGTCGAGTGCAATAGGCTCTTCATTGGTTATTTCGGTAGTCGGCTCTTCAGCCTCCGTGGTAATTGTGGAAGTCTTCTCGTTCGCTTGTTTGTTGTCGCTCATTTTCAATCTCCTCTAGTCGGTGTTCATGTTTTTTTATTTCATTAACCTTGCTTTGCAAAGCCACTTCCATATCTCGCAGTGCGGCAAGTCGGGCCACTAAGCGAATAATCATCATGTCAGGTTCGCCCGTGTCGTATGCGTGAAGGATCTCAGTTAGTAACGCTGCGTGGCGATCCCTATGAACTGCCTTATATTCGCTGTGATAGCTATTTACCGCCTGTAATTTCTGCATCTTGGATCGGGTTTCAATTTCGTCTAGTTCTTTCATCGTATTCCTTTATTGATCTAACATTGCTCCGCCGCCTACTTCGGCCTCGAGTTGGCCGGTGCCTGCATTGGCAAATTGTGTCATCTGTCCATCAGCCGCATTTAATGGGTTACTACCTGCGGGATTCTCCGGGTCGAGTTCGTTAAGTGCTTGGTCCGCTTTGTCGTGTAAGATTCGGTCCTCGCTAATATCGAGCGACTTGACGATCTCGCCCAATAGTTTAGTAAACGAATACTTGCGTACAAATGCCTCGTTTAATTGAGGGTTGCTTCCGGTTGCTTGTAAAAACCCTGTTAGCTTCTTGAAGTCTTTGATTTTATTTATAGTTTGAGTGATTCCAAAGACCTTAAAAAAGAACCCGCCGTAAGAGCGCTCGAAGATTTGTTTTTCGGAAAGCGCCGAGATTTCTTCGTAGCGTGCTTTGCCTAGGATCGCGGTAAGTTCTGCAGGATCGAATTTCTTGAAGTTCTGCAGGATCCAAACCCAAGTGCGGTCCATAATGGGGGACACTCCGGAGCTTTCAAGGCTTTTTGCAATCCCAGTCATTACATTAACAATTGAGTTCTCGCTTGCTACGATTTCGGTCGCTTTAACTGCTCGCTGCGGAAGCTGCCCAGTGCGGACATCATTTTGCATCATTGCCAAGTTGTGTTCTGAGCTTGCTAAGTTAAATGCGTTAAAGGCTTCGCCGGAACCTACGTTGTTTGTGTCTACACGCTCGATTGCTTTTTGCCCCGGAGGACAAGAGGCATTTACTCCCACGGTCATTCCAGCGGTGATTCCCTCGTCAATCTCGCTTGGGTCGTCGAGCCAGTTTTCGCGTACCTGCTTGATTCCGAAGACCGATTGCATTCCTGAATCCATGATCAGGTTAAATACCTCGTTCAGGGTCTTGTTGAGCATGGTCGGGAAGTCGGCCAATGCTTTGTGCCATGCAGAGTTAGGAGTCCGGATAAGCGCGGTTGTTACATATGGATTGCGTTGGTCCCATGATTGCAATGAGCGCGGCTTCATGATTAAGTATTGCTTGTCCGCAACCATCCACATTTTGTTTTCATAAAGCAGTTTTCCGCGCTTAGAATCCAAGATGTTTCCATAAAATTCTTGAATGCGCATCTTGCCGCGATATGCGTCCGGTGCGTTTGGTTGATTTCGCTCTGATTCCTTGTCTGCGTCCGAAATGTTTCCGCTATCACCGCTCGTTCCTGCCTTGGCGATTGCAGACTTGAGTTCCTTTTTGTCAAACATCTTAGGGAATTGGCGACCTAGTAATTCGAGTTCCCAAGCATCCATTTCGATCTCTTCGCCCATATAAAGGCCCTTTTTTTCAGGGTCAATATGGAAGTTTGATTGTCGAGGAAGCGAGAAATGTAGTTGCGGAACCTTTGCTTTATCGCGCATTAAACGCTCGCTATCGCCTTCGCGAATGGTAACGAACTTGCGTTTGGCCACTTGCTTACCGCCTACCTTGACAATGATAAGTGATCCTAAGATTCCACTCTTAATTGCGTCTAGCATGAAATTGTAAAAGTCGGCCTTTTCGAGCTGCCACTTGATTAGTTCCCGTACTTCGGTCGCGGTAAAGAGCGTGTCCTTTTTCTCTTTTAATCCGGGTCGGATATTTGCAGAAAAGAAGTCACCAAAGTCCAAAAGACCTTGATGAAGAAAATGCGCTACCTGCTCTACGCCCATGGATTGCCTAGGCAAGAACTCTTTGCTTTGCCCCTTTAGCTTGTGCGACATGTCCTGATGCCCGTGGTACATCTCGTAGTTTTTTCTATTCAAATCTAAGCGCCAGCGTTTTGCTACCTCGGATTCATGTAAGTAGTCTTGAGTTGCGGTTATGATTACGTCACGATTTTTCATCTATGATAGCTCCTGGTTAGTATTTTAGAATCTTCCGATGCTTGATAGCTTGGTTTTTTATGTCTACGCGAGCGCGTTCCTGGGCGACGGGAGTTTAAAATTCCCGACGTCAAGTATTGAAGTGCATCATGCGCGTGCGAGTGCTCGTCCTTTAGAGGCCGGATCTTATTTGGTTCGCGGTCGATAATTGTATCCGGATACCTGTATCCGCCTTGAAAGCCTCGAACTAGGATCGGACAATTTGCTTGATCGATTTGAAAGTTTGATTGGTCAATACGAGGGGACCAACCGAGCAAGAAGTGTTCTACTGACTTGCGCCTAGGTTCCCAAGTAATTGCGCCCGGAATACACATCAAACCTTTGGAGTCTAAGATTGCCGCGCTTTGTCCCTCGTCCGATTGATCGCGGTTCATTCCTGCGGGGTCAATAAAGTCGATGTATTTGAAGCCGGGAAAAAACTGATTACACTGCGGAAGCACCTTGTCTGAAAATCGATCGGTCCCCATGTTAAATTCGGTAAATTCCTTAAACACAATAAGCTGCTCGCCTTGTTGCTGAGCGACCACGCATGCAGGTGTAAGCCCAAAGTCCCATCCGCGTAAAAGAGGCAACCCATGATCGGGCTTTAGGCTTCTTCCGCAATGCGTGCTTGTTACGAAATCTTGATAAACCGGCAAGCCTTCGTAAGTATCCCAGGACTTCTCGTACTCCCGGTCCCATTGTGCTTTTGGGATCCCTGATCGCTCTCGATGTACCCATTCTTCTGAGCGCTTCGCCGGATCGGCAGTGTAATGCAATTCGACCACAAAGAAGCCATTTTTAGGGTTTTTCCAGCATTCTACGCCGACCATCGGAGACTCGCCTAAGACAGTTGCATTTTCGTATAGAAAGTCCTGCACTTCGTCCATTCGGTCATATACCAGGCGCTTGAAGAATCCTGGCGAACGAGAAGAGATAAGAATCATTTGCCCGCCTACGCCTCCGTCTGATCCCTCCAAGGTAGGTTTGGCTCCTGAATACATTGCTTCCGCGTTAGGCCAAAATGCAAACTCATCTCCTACGATACGCGAAAAACCGTGTTGTCGTAATTGGTCTGCTCCCGAGGGAAACCCGGAAATGATCGATGTCAATTCGGGAAACTCGAGTTTGCAAAACGTCTTTTCGTAAGACGGCAAGAGTTCTTTCGGGTAAAGCTCGGGATCTAGGTTCTTTAATATAAAATCACAGCGGTCTACTAGCTTGTCTGAGTCAGCTTCTTTCTTCGAAACGGTTGCGGTATGCTTTCCAATACTAAATAAATGATCATAAGTCGTATACGCAAGTGTAGTCCAAGAGATTTTCATTCGCCGAGACTTAGGAACGGCGATCTTGTTAAATGTTCTTAGGGCTTGAATATAAAACTGTAAATATTCTAATCGCCACGGAAACGGACGAATGCGATCGCTTTGGGCTGACTCGTCTAGAGTTCGGACGCATTTGAAAAATTCAATCGGATCATTGAACATCTTTTCAAAACGGATAAATAATTCGCGCTTCGTACCCTCAGTCATGGCCGAGTAAGGATTGTTAACGACTCGCTTTGAGCTTAATCGGTTTCGCGTGTGTTTGTGAAACTCCTCGAACATTACTTAAAGCGCTCCATGAAGGCTTTATATGGAAGTTCGGGCTCTTTAGCTTCTTCGGCGGGCTCGCTCTCCTGCATAGGTTCGCTTGAAGCGCCTATGATTTCAGCATCTTCTATGTCTTCTGCGCTCGGAACACTTGTTGTTTCGATTGTTTCAATCGCTTTTGTTGGCGAAGTGCGCGCTTGCATGAACTCCCACATCTCACTAATTAATGATCCGCCTTGAAGTTCGGTTCGTTGAAGCGGTTTGCCTACTTTTCGGTCAATAATTTTATCTGCAACTCGCCACTTAAGCGAATCCGGTGTGGTATCGCTCTTTAATAATCTGCTTGCAACCCGCATTGCTTCGGGAACCAACTCGTCAATTTGTTGATTTACTCCGAGCCCCTGAAACTCTACTTGCTGAATAAGCTGAATCTGTTCTTGAAACGCTTCGCTATTTAAAAGTAGCGACAACCGCGATTCGACCATGTTTGTGGCTTCCGCGATTTCGCGTGCTTTTCTACCTGCAGCTGCCAAATAGCAAATAAACAAGTGTCTATGGGATAGTTTTTTTGGTCCGTTCCACTCGGCCCACGGAATAAAATCGGGCTTCGAAAGCCCGGCTTTTTTCATTTGAAAAATTTCTTTACGAGAAAGGCCGCAGCTAAGGGGTGCATTTAGATCAATCTGCACTCGAGTAACTACTTGTTTCTTCTCGTCTGGCTCAGGCAACCCAGCATCTTGGGCTACCTGACCAAATAAATCCTTCTCGTCCATTTAAGAAGCGTGCTGATTATACTCGGTTGTTACATACAAAAACGTAATTCCGTCAGTGTTTGAGGATTCGCAATCCACGTAGAAATCTGCCAAATTCACTACTGGCGTAAGCCCCTGTGCTCCGTTTGGCGGCCGATAAGACATCGTTTCGCCAGCTGCGAGTGAAATCCCCGTAGCGGCGTCTACTGCGCTGGTTCCGATAAAAACCCTGCCCGAGTTATCTGGCTTGGCTTGAATAGTTACGCTAAGTACGAAAGTTGCGCTTGCGGTAAGTGCTAGTGCGGTTCCTGCGGTTGCTACGTCTTTAGCGCCTTGTCCGATTGTTGGTTGAAAGCTCATAAAAATCTCCTTTCGTGGAGATTAAGCGTAAAGAGCGAATGACTATGAATGTTATTTAACAAATTTAAGAATTTTTTAGTCCTTTAATTCTTTTTTATGCCAAAAACCGATCAAAACTAACCTACCACTAGGAAAAAGTAGCTTTGCTTCCGGACTTCCAAGGTCTTTTGGCTCTGATGCGTGAAATAGCCTGGAATCAAATATACAACCGTGTCCGAAACTCCCGTTCGTAGTTCCAAGACGTTCCCATTTTAATTCATCGTGAGTGCTTTGAGCGGCGTCTGTTTGCTGGCTGAGGGGGTCAGTTTTGGAGGCCGCTCGTTGGTTGGATGAGCGATGGTGCCAGAACGACGTTCCGTGGTGGGGGAGGGAGGTTGGTGTGAGGTAGTGGATGGAGGTGAGGAGTCCAATGTGGAGGTCGGAGTGGATGTATGTGGGGTTTGGGTGGTCGTTGGTGGTGAGTCGGAGGGCGGCTCGAGTGCATGTGTAGTTGTGCCGGTAGCTTTGGGGAGTGTGGTATTCGACGAGATCGGTACGCATTTCTAGGAAGCTATGAAAAAGCGCGCCTTGAATTTCAAGTGGCTTGAATAGGTTTTTGAAGCTGTGTGAGATTTCGCGTAGCGACCATGCGTCTGTTTGATTTATTTCAAATTCGTTTACCGTGAGATCAGTAAGCGTGCAGTTTGGTTCGATCTGGGTCTGAAGCATTAATGGCTTCTAGCATGGAAAGTGTCCGGGTACGAAGCGCCTTAGCGCTTTTTCTTCTTTTTCATGCGCGCATATTCGGATTTACGAACTACCGATCCTGGGTCGTTCTTTTTCATGAGCGCGTAAGCGGTGTCTAGATCGCTTTTCTTTTTGCTTAAGAGTTTTTTCTGCGCGCCCTTGACCGCTTTGATGGTTTTTTTGGCTTGTTTCTTTTCCATGTAAGGAGATTAATATGGAAATTAAAGGTCGTCAAATGGGAAGGTGTTTATGACGCACTGTGACTTATTGAAAAAAATGAAAATTTCTACTGTTATGGGGGCCTAGGACAAGGGGTCGGCTGATTCACACCCCATAAGGGTGGGTACGGGGTCCGATTTTCCTGACTCTTCTCTTATAGGATAACATAGCCGACCCGAGTTGTCAAGCATTAAATGTATTTTTATTTCCCTCATCATATCAAACACTTGTCTCGTGCGTTCGGTATACGTCCGTTTATCGAACGGAAATACTTTGATCGGTCTATTGTGTGTGGCGGGGTAAACTACTCGGTTATACATAACGCATTTAATCGGTATTGATTCTAGGTGTTTACTCGGTGCGCATCTTAGCCGCTATGCATTTGTGCGCTATGTTATTTCCTGTACTCAATCCTATCGTGGTCTCGCAGTGCAGCTCTGCAGTTCTGCAGCTCTACTTTTCGAAGTCGGCCTATAGTTCCCATCAAATTGACGCGAGTGATTATTGTTGAGTCTTTAGGTCTTTTTTTTTTTTTTTTTTTTTTTTTTTTTTTTTTTTAATAAATACTTCCTTTTTTCTTTTTTTTTTTTTTTTTTTTTATTTTTTTTTGTTTTATTTTTTTTTTTTGCTTTTTTTTTTTTTCTTTTTTCTTTTTTTTTTATATTAGGTGTGGCTGTTCCGTTTATTCCTTTTTTCTCATCTACCTTTTTGATGTTAT